GGGACCCAACGGCGTTTTAGTGTAACTGCGCCGTGCAGTGCAGAATGCTCGAGATGTCGAACATCCAGGGAAACAGGACCTTCTTCTGAAGGCCTTGCACCAAGGAAGTACTTCATCAGAGCACCGTAACCTTCCAGTGGATCAGTGCGATACACTGGACTTGGTACCCACGCTTTTATTTCAAAGCGATGGAGGAAACGATTCCACCTAGTGGCGGAACGGTAACCCAAGTATGAGTTACGGCCCAATGCCGAACTTGTCTCAGAAACATAGGGCAAAGGCCCTAGTATACGTTCAAGTTTGTTAAACATGAACGTGGAGGTGTTCCAATAACCCTTTTTGTAAAAGGAGTTAGCGGAGGCTGTCCAAGAGATAAGAAAATCGGCATCTCGCTTGTTCTTAGGGATGGGTTTACTTAGATAAGTGGGAGTTACCCTCTCACCCAAGTACGCATCCTCGCCACATGACTCTCTAAAGTTTCCACTAAAGAAAGTCTTATTGGCGTTTACCTTGCAATTGTACTTTCGCAGGTAATCAAGAACAATGATCGCATCCGTTTGTGGAACGATAATATCGTCACCATAAACGTAGACACTCCGGCTAACTTTATATATGTTAGACGGAGTTACAGGAAGGTGATGCTTCTCTAGCAGGGCAACTACACATATAGTGTAGAAGTACATTGCCTCCACAGGGAAACACAGAGCGCTACCCATTGAAGCGAACTTCTTTAAGGGTCCAATTATGGATCCATCCGGAAGCTCAGCTTTCGTCGAACGACATGCTTCAATAGCATCCCGAAGATCGGGATGACTGTTGAACATCTCCATAGCAAGATCATGGGGAACCCGGTCACTTGCATCGGATAAATCAATCGTTGCTAATTGACCCGTCTTCGACGAGGTTATAGCGAGTTCCTGATTGATAGACTGATCACGAAAGTTAACGTGACCAGCTGTCAATCTATCAGATTCGATAGACTCATAAAGAGCCGCCCGAATCCCCTGCTGCACAAATTGCATGCAACAGGGCTCTATTGCTATAACCCGAGGACTCTTCAGGGTTTTTGGGACCAATACAACCCTAACGGGTTGTTCTTTGATCTCAGGGACGATCGCCAAGTTCTTGAGCTCCTCCAGTTGACAAGACATACCCATAGGGTAGCCATTGCCAATAAGAGGGAAATAAGGCTCAAGACGATCGTGCCAAGACTGCCACACGTATTTACCGTTTCCGGTGATACGATCGGCAGTCGATCCGGGACCGTGCTTAGGGACGCAATTGGTAAGTAAAATTTTACTAACCATTGGGCCCCATAGTGCAGCAGATACGCTACTAAAAGTAGAATGATCTGCATCGGATACGGAAAACTCCTGAAAAGATCGCTCAATTGAGGAGAAGTTTGCAACCGCGGCCGCCTCCCTTTCGGGAGTGCAGCCGAGCTCGATCTTCTTGAATGCCAGGCAGATCTGCCTGATGCAGTCAATGATGACCGGCGTTTCGGTTGTGCAATTTTGTTCTTCTTCATCTAAAATCCTTCCTGTCTCACGGTTGAAAACTAAGCTGGTCATACCTTGCAAAAAGGCAGGGATTGACCCATTTTTCCGAAAATTTCGGAAATGTGTTGAGCTTATTACTCCATCTGCCAGACTTCTTTCGAAGTCTCTAGCAAATTGGGGTAGGGTTATAGTCAGAAACGATAACCCCTCGTTTTCAACCCGTGACCTCAGAACTAAGAGGTCACGTAAATCCGAGACGTCAGCGATACACTTGGCGCAAGCATCTTTATAGATAGCGAGCGCCAACTCCAGATAGTCACTTGCGTTGCTTTTCAAGTTACCCTCCAACTGGAAGGAAGACTTCAAGCTACGCATGTCTACAATGGATGCCATATTGGCACCCATCAATCAGGTACCAATACAGAAAAACACTCAGGCTGACAGATCTGAAATTAACTCTCAGAACCTGTTAGTTTTCCGAGTGCTGTATTGTCACACCAGGTTTTTAAACCTGCGACCAGATACTCTATCTGAGCCTGGGTAAAACCATAAGATGGTCTATCCAGGACAAAATAGAAACTCAGCGTGTCATAGTCGTTGGTTGAATCCAACGGGTTTGTCACGATGGCTCTCTGATCGATACGAACCATCGACCGAGTTCGGTCTCCGGATTTCGTATGTGAGATAGTCAGACGAAAAGTTTCGTCTGCTGTCTGATAGATCGATTTAAGACCTTCAGACAGATATCTTGCCATCGATTTTGCGACGGCATTGATGGTAACTGATTGTGGATCTGCAAACATAACGTAGTTGACCTCCAAGAGTTTTACGGAGTTTAGACTACAGCGGATCTATGCTTTCCAAGGCATAAACCTTTCGAAGGCTGTAGACAGATTGATCCTTTTGGTATCGAATATTCAACTCAACAGAATCGGATGAAGGGCCATATCAACCCTTCGGAGATTCAAGAGCGAGATATTTTGAGAGCCGCAAGGATCGCTAATTGTCGTGGACTTAAAAGGTTCCACGACAGGCCAAATCCATAAGGGGTACTTGCACCCATCCGCGCTTTCTCGGACCATTTTACGGACCAAGAAGTGCTGATATCGCCATCCCGAAAGGGCAGAGTCTGAGTAAGAATCTGCTCAGTCGATTCATGGCGGCTGACGTACAAGTATCTGGCCGCGATTGCATCGATAGCTATGTCTGTCATGGCGTCAACGACGCCACCCAGATCAGCAGCCCAATCGATCAACCACGTCCAAGGAACAGCACGATAAACATTCGATGGGGTTATCCGAGCACCATATAGGGTTAATTCCCTGTTAATGGTGTTCCAAGCCGAATTATAATCGGGGATATTCTCATCAAATTCAGGACGGTAATACTTGTAGGAACCGACCGCTGAGACAAAGGAGGTTTTACGCTCCTTTAACTCCCAGGTAGGGCTCCTACTAGAATCAAAGAGACTTTGAACGAGGTAGCCAACAGGTTCAACCTGCATGCCACTTCCGCTCGCAATCACTTTGTCCGTCTCCTGTTTATCTAGAACTACTCGCCTCCTCGTGTACTTGTCATTGCCAGCCTTTAATTGGGCTTTCAATGCAGCGGCATTCTGGTAAGTTGTATAAAACTTACGAATGTCACCCACGAAGGGCACCCACCCAAATTGGTGGTTGAGAAAGTTATCTGCCGCAGATTTAGGCGACAGTAGCTTCGACTCTTGGCTACCGCCCACTAACTTCCATGCTTCATGGAAGGTGTGTGCAGTAGACTTTAGCATGTGAGGGATATCCCTCATCTCTGCTGCAAAGACGAACGCGCTGGCTTTCTCAAGCTTAGGCCTAGTTCTTTTATAGGCCTGTAGTTCCCATGCCGAAGTGTCGAGCGGGGTTTTGGAAGGAGACAAAAAAGCTCCCCAATCGTAACCATTAGCCCAATGAATAGAGGAAAAACCTCCTTCATAGTGCACACGACCAGTACCAAGACCATAAAAGGTCTCGGTATGAACGTGAGAATGGTAGTGTCCCGACGACATCACCCTAACTTCTGGGGTGAAATCCACGGAGGCGCTCGCAAAATTATCCCCTTCATAGTAAGGAGGACCTTTATGGACATAGTCCCTGCAGGTCTTACCTTCTGAAAAGGGAGTACTCACATCAGTGTAAACAGGGTTAAATCCCGGAATCGGGACCCTGACACCGGGTGAGGTCTCTAGAGAAAATACTCCTAGAGGCAATCTATGGGTACCAGAACCGGACTTAGGTCCGATTCCAGCAATCATAGATGACTTTTGACGAGTTCGTGGAATACCGGTCATGACTGTTCTCCTTATGATAGGTGTTAGAATGTGTGTAAAACACACATCTGCATCTGCTTTCTAACGGCCCAGTGCTCTGGAAGAAATCATCGCTGATTCCTT